CCCGCCGAAACCGTTTTGAAAACATCAACTATTGCCATAAGTGTACCTCCTGAACAAATAAATCTGAATTTACAGTTATTACCGAGATTACACGACCATAAGACAGAGCAACAAGAAAAAATAATAGTAAGCAATGAGATTATTGGCTGTTAGAACACAGATATTATAAAACAACAAATAATAAAATTCAAGAAAGGAGCCGGAACCTATCCGGATAAAAGGCGCGCCGGGTTCCTTTCAAAAAAATGAAAGTAAAGTGTGAAATTTACCGGGATTCCATGCAAAATTACAAAAAGTATGGAATCCCAAAGGCACAGCTTGTAATTGCAGATGTGCCATATAACCTTGGAAACAATATGTATGGAAGTAACCCTATGTGGTACGTTGGTGGCGATAATAAAAATGGAGAAAGTAAACTTGCGGGAAAAGCAGCTTTTAATTCAGATTTCAATTTCAATTTGTACGAGTATTTTCACTTTTGCAGCAAGATGCTTAAGAAAGAGCCAAAGGAAAAAGGCAAAGCCCCATGCATGATCGTGTTCTGCTCATTTCAACAGATACCGACCATGCTTAAAGCAGTAGAAAAGCATGGATTCGGGAACAGCATACATATTACATTCTGCAAGAACTATTCAGCGCAGGTACTTAAAGCAAACATGAGAGTGGTAGGCGCTACGGAACATGCGCTTATCCTGTACCGGGACAAGCTACCAAAGTTCAATAATGACGGAAAGATGGTTTTCGACTGGATGAAATGGGAGAAAGACCCAGATGGCAGGTATCCGAAAATTCATCCGACACAGAAGCCGGTATGCCTACTGAAAAAACTGATTAAGATTTTTACGGATGAAGGAGACGTGGTAATTGATCCATGTTGCGGTAGCGGCAGTACACTTCGGGCGTCAATGGAACTTGGCAGACCGAGCTATGGTTTCGAGATTGACCGGAATTTCTACGAGCGGGCAAAAAATGAAATGTTGGTAGAAAATTACGGAGAAGTTTCTATGAGAGCCGAGGACAACGTGACAGGACAACGAAACATCTTTGATATGTTGGAGGTACTGCAATGATACACGGAGAATTGATAGTTGACAACTTCGCCGGTGGTGGCGGTGCTTCCACCGGAATAGAACTTGCAACCGGATATAGCGTAGACATTGCAATCAATCATGATCCAGAAGCAATTAAGATGCACAAGGCGAACCACCCGAACACGAAGCATTATTGCGAAAATGTTTGGTCTGTTGATCCAGTAAAGGCATGCAATGGGCATCCGGTTGGACTTGCCTGGTTCTCGCCGGACTGCAAACATTTTAGCAAGGCGAAAGGCGGGAAACCAAAGGATAAAAACATTCGTGGTCTTGCATGGGTAGCATTACGATGGGCTGGACTTGTAAGACCACGGGTGATCATGTTGGAAAATGTGGAAGAGTTCAAAACATGGGGACCATTGAACAGAGGGCACCATCCGATCAAGGCAAAGCAGGGAAAAACATTTGTAAAATTTGTACAGCAGCTTAATGATCTGGGGTACACTGTAGAATTTAAAGAACTGATTGCCGCTGACTACGGAGCACCTACCATGCGAAAGAGATTTTTCATGATCGCCCGGTGTGATGGTAAGCCAATCGTCTGGCCAGAGCCCACACACGGACCGGCAGACAGTGAAGAGGTAAAGGCAGGATTGAAAAAACCTTATGTTGGAGCATATACGCAGTTGGATTTTTCCTTGCCCTGTCCAAGCATCTTTGATACTTCGGAAGAAATCAAGGAGAAATACGGAATCCGGGCAGTAAGACCACTAGCACAAAAGACGATGGATAGAATCGCCAGGGGATTGAAAAAATTCGTGTTGGATAATCCAGAGCCTTTTATCATTCAGTGTAATCATGGCGGTGAGCGTAGACCGAACGACATCCGAGAGCCGATGCCGACTATAACCGGAAAGCACGGATATGGGATAGTAGAGCCGACTCTTGCACCATATATGGGAACAAATACGACAAATCATCCAGGTGGAAATTGCAAAGATCCGATACACACAATTACAACTGGCAATCAGCAATGTCTTATTAGTCCTACGTTGATTCAGTACCATTCAGAAACTTCAAAAGATGGAGTAAGAGGGCAGACTATAAAAGATCCGATCATGACAGTTGACAGCTCAAATAGATATGGGCTGGTCGCATCGTTTCTGCATAAGTACTATGACGGAGGATATAAAGGTGCTGGGGAAACAGTAGAAAATCCGCTTCCGACAGTGACCGCATGGGATCATAACAGCGTTGTTACTGCGAATCTGATTCAGATGAACAATCATTGTGACGGAAAAGATATCAGACAGCCATTACCAACGATCACGGCTGGTGACGGACACTTTGGAGAGGTCAGAGCGTTTCTGATTAAATACTATGGACAGGGAACAGGGCAGGATATAGAACAGCCGCTTGATACTGTGACAGCCAGGGATAGATTCGGATTGGTTACGATAGAGGGTGTCGATTATCAAATCGTGGATATCGGACTGCGGATGCTAGAGCCAAGGGAGTTATATGGATGTCAAGGATTCCCGGATGATTACATAATCGACCATGATTACACCGGAAAGACGTATCCAAGAAGTGAACAGGTGCGCAGATGTGGCAATGCAGTATGCCCACCGATACCTGCGGCACTGGTCAGAGCAAATTTGCCAGAATTGTGTGTTGCAGAGCGGATGCCAAATATGCAGATAGAAGCAGAGCAGACAGGACAGCTTCGGTTTGCCTAACCTTTAAATTTTAGAACCAGATAAAAAACCTTGCAATCATCATACCGCATTCCGCAGTAGTATGTGCGGCGGGTGGGAGATGATGCGGAAAGAGAGGAAAACAAAATGCTCAATAATAAAGTGTACACCAAGAAATGCATCATCTGTGGGAAGCTCTTTGAAACTATCTGCGTCAGAGCACTTACCTGTGGAAAGGATTGCAGAAATGAATACCGCAGAAGAAAAGATAGGGAAAAAAGAAGTGTAAAAACATGTAGAAACAGTACATTAGATAATGTTTTAGGAAAAGCAAGAGAAGCCGGCATGAGCTACGGAAAATATGTGGCAATGATGGACGGTACACCGAAGATCTGGCAGGGAGAAGAATAGAGTAATCAAGTTTTAAAGGGGGGAATGTGCGTGGATGAAAAAGAAATATACGAGATCTGCATGAGCGTGGACAGCATCATAGCTGATAAACTGACAGAATCAATCATTATTGGGACCAGTTACGACATGCTTGAAGCACACTACGGCATTCTCCCAATCAGCAGGCGGAGTTTTTACAGGAGAAAGGGCACAGCGCAGAGGCTTATGCGGCAGAGGATGGCGCATCTGGTGGAAGAAAAGAACGGACAGTATATGATTGTATGGGGAAGAGAGGAATAACAGCCTCTCTTTTATTATGCCCTAAAGTTGGCACAAATCCATGCTTGACCTGTCTTATAATTATGATATGAGGAAAGGACTATGCCATGTATAAAACACAGAGAAATTACGAAAATGCACAGAGGATATTATTTGATGGAGTCGGTCAGTATGACATACCGGAGTTAAAGCCTGTACAATTTGATAATGCAGAATTTATCGGATTCAATTATGCGAGGAACGCAAAAGAACCAGAGAATAAGGCAGTACATTTCTTCCTGGATGATTACCAGTTTACCAGAGTATGGACAGACCCGGATAAGTACACGGCAATGTTGCAACGGTTTAAGTATGTGCTGACACCAGATTTCAGTCTGTATACGGATTTTCCAAAGTCGTTACAGATCTATAACCATTACCGTAAGCACTGGCTCGGTGCGTACTGGCAGATGCATGGAATTAATGTTATTCCTACGATTTGCTGGAGCAATCGGAAGTCGTTTGAATGGTGCTTTGATGGAGAACCTACACAGGGTGTTGTTGCGGTCTCTTCTGTCGGGACACAGAACAGCACAGAAAAGAAACAGCGGTTTTTGGATGGCTATCTTGAGATGGTAGAGAGATTACAGCCTACACAGATTATTTTTTATGGCAGAGTCCCAGATGAGTGTAAAGGAAATATTGTACATGTCAAACAGTTCAGCGAGAAGTGGCATGAGGTGGAGGTGGCGCAGTGGTAGTGAATTTACATTTTTTTGGTGGACGTGGTGGCTCTAGCGGATTTGGGAAATTAAGTGGAAATGTTGTCATAAGTAAGGAAAATACACCACATGGAACGGTGTTCTATATGACTGGTATCAGAGATGTATTGTCACATTGGGATGACGAAGATAATTATCACGAAAAGAAAATCAAGATAAAAGAAAATGTTAGAAGTAGTTTTAAATCGAGAGAAGAAGCTGTTAAATATGCAAAGAAAAATGGCTATAAATATTTAAGTCTTTGAAAGGATACTGAATGGGTGGAAGAGGAGCAAGTAGTGGATTAAGCGAAAATAAAAATCCGTATGGCAGTCAGTATCATACGATATTAGAACATGAGAATGTCAAATTTGTAAAAGCAAATTCCAGAAACTCAGAATCACTTTTTGAAACGATGACGGAGGGCAGAGTGTATGTGACTGTGGGAGGGAATGATTTGCTGAAAATTACATATTACGATGAGAAGAATAAAAGAAAGAAACAAATAGATCTCAATCATCCACATAAAGGGATAAAACCACATGTGCATCATGGATATAATCATAACGAAAATGATAATTCCAAAGGAGCAACTGGATTATTACCCAAGGAAAAGAAGATGGTTGAGAAGGTAGAACGTATATGGTACAATCATATAAACAAGAAACAGTAGCTTAAATAAAAGCGGCGTCAACCAACGCATGGTTTCCGAGTGATCGGGGTGTTTCTTGTTAGCAAGCGTAGTATACTCTGGTGATTACGCCTTGATAGAGGAGAGTTCGGTTCGACTCCGAACACTTGCGACAATAAGGATGTACCATAACGGTACGTCCTTTTTTATTGCCATGAAAGGAGATGATCGGTTGGCAGCAAAGAAAAATCCATTGAGCGATAAAGCGTATGAACTGTATAAGAGCGGCATGAAGTTGGTAGATATCGCTGACCAACTGGGAAAGCCTGAGGGGACCATTCGCAGATGGAAAAATACATACGATTGGGATAACGAACGTTCGGATTACAAAGCGAACGAAAGCGAACGTTCGGAATCTGTGTCATGGGTAGAGATAGAACATGAGTATGTGACAGACATAAGCAGAAAGCCTTGCAGTTTAGAGGACTTGGCAGAGAAATATTCAATTCCAATTCAGACAGTTATGGATCAGTCTGCAAAAGGAAAATGGTCAGACAAAAGAAGAGAGTACAAAGAGGATACAAAGAAAAAAGCCTTGGAAAAATCCTCTGATGCAGACGCGGACAGGATAGTACGCCTTTTATCCATTGCAGATAGAGCAGCGGAGAAAGCAGAGCAGGCGCTAGGGGAACTGGAACAGTATATCGTAAAGGATAAGAAAAAGGTTAAGACGGTTGAGTATAACGATGATACTGCGATCGGAAAGCCTACCAGGGAAGTTATAGATGAGACTGAGCATATCAACATTGCGAACGGTCCTATTGATAGACTGGGACTGTCTCAGGTGACCGGGGCACTGAAAAATCTAAAGGAGATTTACATGATTCCTACTGCACTGGATGCACAGAAACATAGCCAGGAGATTGACAAACGCAAGTTGGAAGTTGATCTGCTTAAAATAGAGATGCAGACAAAAGAGAGTACAGACGATACACCGGAGCAGGACAACTTCTTAGATGCCTTAAATACATCGGCGCAGGAAGTGTGGTCAGATGAGTGATTGGAAAAGCATTGACGAACGGATAACTAACTTGAAAGCGAACGTTATGCGAAATGCTGTGAGGATGAAACAGAAGTATAAGCAGAACGGCTTTGTGTTCATGCCATTTTCCCAAAAGCAGAAGAAGGTTCTGACGTGGTGGTGTGATGCATCGCCGGTAAAGGATATGGATGGCATCATAGCAGACGGAGCAATCAGATCGGGAAAAACATTGAGCATGTCGCTGAGTTTTACCCTGTGGGCTATGAGTACATTTAACCAACAGAATTTAGGCATGGCAGGAAAGACAATCGGCTCTTTCCGCCGAAATGTCCTATTTTGGCTGAAATTAATGCTAAAAAGCCGTGGTTATAAGGTAGCAGACCACCGCTCCGACAACATGGTCGAGATTTCAAAGGGCGAAGTTGTAAATTTCTTTTACATATTTGGCGGCAAGGATGAGCGGTCGCAGGATTTGATACAGGGTATTACATTAGCCGGGATGTTTTTCGATGAAGTGGCACTTATGCCGGAATCATTCGTGAATCAGGCAACTGGACGATGCTCTGTGGAGGGTTCAAAGTTTTGGTTTAACTGTAACCCGGATTCCCCTAGCCATTGGTTTAAGATGAACTGGATTGACAAGGCAGAGGAAAAGAATCTGCTATATCTGCATTTTACAATGGATGATAACTTAAGCCTGTCGGAGAAAGTAAAAGCACGATACCGGGCAATGTACAGCGGAGTATTCTATGATCGTTTTATCCTTGGTTTGTGGGTGATTGCAGAGGGACTGGTGTATGGAATGTTCGACAAAGAAAAGAACATCTTTCATGGCGAATATAAGTATGATCCACAGGCGTCCTATTATCTTTCTATTGACTACGGTACCATGAACCCATTTGCGGTTGGTCTGATGGAACTGCAGAATGATGGCAGGGTGCGGATGCTTCGGGAAGGGCACTATTCCGGAAGAGAAAAGGGAGTGACCATTGACAATGAAGCATATTACAAAATGATTCAGGAGGTAGCAGACAGATTCCCAATCACGTCCATTGTTATTGATCCGTCAGCGGCAGCCATGAAAGCAACGATCCGGAAGTATGGAGAGTTTACCTGTACAGATGGTAATAACGATGTACTGAACGGAATCCAGGAGGTTACAAAGTATCTGAATCTTGGGATGTTACAGATCCATGAGAGTTGTGAGGAAACACGAAAAGAGTTTGGAGCGTATGCCTGGGATGAAAAGGCAGTGGGCGAGGATCGTGTTATTAAGGAGTACGATCACCACATGGATCTCATTAGGTACTTTATTTATACAGTAGCGCGCAGATATAACAGAGGACTTATATAAGGTGGTGAAACATGGGAATTATAGCAGCAATAAAAGGATGGTGGAGCAAAATGTTTTTTAAAGCGGATGCGAAGAGGATATTCGATACAGATATTTTATTGTCAGATACAATGGATACAGCAATCAGAACGTGGAACCAGATCTATGCCGGTCATCCGAAATGGGTAGATCAGGACAGCCATGTAAAGACGATTAATTTTGCAAAATCGGTATCATCGGAAACGGCAAGATTAACCTGTCTTGATCTGTCAATCAAAATCAGCGGATCACCAAGGGCAGATTATTTACAGGGCGTTATTGATAATATGTTCGTCAAGATCCGTGAGTATGTGGAAAAGGGATGTGTAAACGGTACGGTTATTCTGAAACCGAACGGGGACGGGATCGACTGTTTTGATCCGCAGCGGTTCCTGCCGACGGAAATTGACGGGAACGGCAATATACGAGCAGGGATTTTCTTTGATTTCTATGAGCAGTCTAAGAGGTTTTATAAACGGTTGGAGTATCACCGGTTTGTGAATGATGTTTATCTGGTCAGCAACAGGTGTTTTATATCAAGCAGTTCCACTTCTTTGGGTGTGCCAATCGATATGGAAAAAACACCGTGGAAAGGATTGATGCCGGAAGCTGCAATAGAAAATTTAGAGAAGCCTTTATTTTCGGTATTCAAAACACCAATGGCAAACAATATTGAACCTGAGTCTCCATTGGGCATGAGTATTTTTGCGGAGGCACTGGAAGAGCTGAAAGATCTGGATGTTGCATACAGTCGGAATGCAGGGGAGATATTTGACAGCGAGCGCATTGTACTGGCAGATGATCGTCTGATGTTTCAAGGATCTGTAAAGGATTCGGATGGGAACGTTATCCGCAAATATCTGAAAAAACCAAGATATGTAAAGAATGTACTATCAGAATCACCGGAGAACTTTTATCAGGAGATCAATCCGAATCTCAATACTGATACCAGAATCAAGGGAATCAACAATATTTTATCAATCCTTGCATATAAGTGCGGCTATTCGAACGGATATTTTTCATTTGATTCCATGACCGGCATTCAGACAGCAACCGGCGTTGAAGCATCACAGCAGCGCACTATTCAATTTATAAAGGATATGAGGGATAAGCTGCAAATGACAATGGATGATCTGATCTATGCTATTGATAAGTATGCGGATCTGTATAATCAGTCTCCTGTCGGAATATACGAAGTTGATTATGGATTTGGAGATATTTGCTACAACTACGAAGAGGATAAAAAAACATGGTGGGGATATGTGACAGCCGGTAAAGTGCCGGCGTGGATGTATTTTGTTAAGTTTGAGAATATGTCTGAGGATGAAGCCAGACAGATGCAGGCAGAAATGGATGCGGCAGAAGCGGAAAAATTAAATCAGGGACTGTATGGAGAGGAATAGAAATGGTGTTAAAAATAATCATGCTTTTATTTGGTATTTCGTTTTTAGATGAAATGGATAAGGCAAGGAAAAAGAAAAAAATATGCGACACAATTTACTGGGGATTCTTAATGATAAGTGCAGCCATTACAGTATGGGGGATGTAAATGAGGTACGACAGGACTGTTGGAAACGTAAATATAAGACTTGATACAAGCAGAATTGACGGAAATCTTAGACGCGCACAGGATAAACTGGACATGCAGGTCTTGAATGACATGATTCCATATATGCCGTTTCAACAGGGATCTATGGTAGGAGCGACGAATATTATTGAACCCGGATTGATTGAGACGAATGTGCCATATGCGCATTATCAGTATATGGGAGAATTGTATCTGACAGAGGATGGAAGATCATGGGCGCACAGCGGAGAAAAGAAATATCCGACTGGCAGACCATTGCACTACGATGCGAACGGGCATTCGGAAGCTACGGATCATTGGTTTGAGAGGGCGAAGGAAACGCATGGTCAGGAATGGGTTGATTTGGTTAAAAGAGAGGCAGGGAGAGGATAATGTTAACGCCGGATTATTTTTACGGAAAATCAGATAAACTGATAGAAATGTATCAGGAACTGGAAGATTGGATTATCAGTGATATAGCAATGCGTTTGATAAAATCCGGGGAAATGTCTGGCACTACTGATCGGGAACTTTGGAAACTCCAGCAGATGGGATTGCATCATACTGAAATTGTAAAAAGAATTTCACAAATGACAGGAAAGAGCAGGGACGAAGTGCGGCGTTTGCTGCGTGATAGTGTTATGACATCATTCTCTGATGATGCAGAGGTTTTAAAACGGCTTGGAGATATTCAAACACCTTTGCAAAATAATGCAGCCATCATGGCAATGAATGCCGAAATGATGAAAACATTCGGAGAATTGAATAACCTTACGCGGACAACTATGTTACAGACACAGAGAGATTTACTCAATATGCTGAATGAGGTAGATTACCGTGTGGCATCTGGTATGCAGTCGTATAACAGTGCAATATGTGAAGTGCTTGACAGATATGCACAGAGCGGCGTTGTGATTGATTATCCGACGGGTGCCAGGCGTTCTTTAGAAGCGGCAGTGCGTTGTTGTGTTGTTACTTCTATGAATCAGACGGCTGCTCAGGTAACTAATCAATACATAGCGCAAAAAGGAATAGAGTATGTTCTTGTATCGGCACATATGGGAGCGCGGCATAGCAAAAAGTTCCCGGATGGAATACCATCACACGATCATTGGCAGGGAAAAGTATATAAAATCGTCGGGAGTGATAAAGACGCACCAAATCTGTTAAATGCAACCGGATACACCGTAGATCCAAAGACAGGACAGGGAAGAGTTGTAGATCCTCTTGGACTGCATGGATATAATTGCAGGCATTCCCATAAGCCGTGGGATAAGTCTCTGCGAAATCCTTATGTTGATGCAGATGGAAATCCTAAAATTAATGTGCACGAGAGTCAGGAATTGTATGAGAAACAACAGCAGCAGAGATCAATGGAGCGTGCTATTCGGCAGACCAAGCGCGAATTGCTGGCAAAACAGGCAGAGTTAAGCGGCATAGCAGAAACGGATGTAAAAGATATGTTGCAGCCACAATATGATAAACTTGCGTATAAGCTCCGGATGCAGAATCAGAAATATAAACAGTTCTGTGCGGATAATGAATTGCAGACACAGGCTGATCGGATAAAGGTAGCAGGATTTAAGAAAAAGCAGTCTGCGGTTGCGAATGGCAGGGCGACAGCTTATAGCAATTCTGTAAAAACTCCAATGGAAAAAGCTAAGAACGTGGGTTATACTAAAAGAACAAAGGAAGAGTTTGAGCAGACCGCGCGGCAGATCAAGGAAGAAATAACACAGTATTCTGATAGACCGTCGAAGTGGAGTGGAAATATTGTGATTGATAATTCGCTGATAGAAGATGAAACAATAGGAAGAAAGGAATGGTCATGTAACATTTCACTTGTAAGTACGGCTGATGATGGGGTTGTGTGGCATGAGATGCTTCATTCTTGTTCTGCAAGCCATTATAATTCAGATGTATATAGTGCAAACGAATATATCGAAGAAGCGACAGTTGAATGGTTAAAACAGCAAATATGTAAAGAAAAGGATATTATAAACACGTATGCGTATGAAGATAAAACGCTTGTTTTACAGGCATTAAATGAAAGTTTTTCATTTGGAACGGATATGGAGTTTGCAAAGGAAATATTTAATATTCCGCTTCCAGAACGGTATCAATGGTTAGAAAATATGGTTGACGAACACTTGAGACAAGCAGGTGCTTCATTTGAAGATTACAATGATGTCATGGGATTTGTTCAAAGGTTGAAAGGCGGTAGAAATGGCAGATATTAAGGGGTTAATAAAAACTATAAAAGAATATAACAAAAAATATACCATTACTGAAAATTCAAGTGAAGCAGACAAGCTGATTGCAAAAATGCATGAGAAAAAGCACACAAAAGAAGAATTTTTCGAAGTGGAGGATGAAGTAAGGAAATTTTTAAAATCGGACGCATCCGAAGCAGATAAACAAAAAGTACTGGGGTATACAGAATCGTTATCTATGATATGTGCTGCAATCAGAGAGGGTAGACTTAACATTTGAGAGAATATAACTATTTTCTCATTTTGGCACAAATTATTTCCGCACATGAGTTATTATAATATTGCCAGATGGGTTTTACTCATTCATTCTTGTACTCCTTTTATAATACGTTGCAAAGAGCGTCTTGAAATACAGGCGCTTTTTGTGTACAAAAAATTGGCACAAATCTTTTATATTCCCATGATAAAATATACTTGACAAATGAAAAGCACCGGACGGAGCGTAGGAATCTGCCCGCTACCCTAGAAAAATTATAGGATGTGATGGCACGTCCTGTCTTGGGGCGTGCTTTTTCTTTGTATTTTGCCAGCTATGGAGTAAATAGCAGCTCAATCGTGCCGGACTGACCGGAGCAACAACTTGGAAAGAGAGAGGTAAGGAATATGGTAAAAGTGATCAGTGAATTGGAAAAACTTGGTTTGAAACTGACAGATGAGCAGAAAGAAGCCGTCAAGAAGAGTATGGGTGAAGAATTATATTCTAAAGCCGAACTTGATAAGAAAATGCAGAAAACAGAAGCCGAACGTAACAGCTATAAAGAGCGTGCGGAAACTGCGGAAGAGACCCTGAAAGGATTTGAGGGAAAAGACTTTGACACCATCACAAAAGAACGTGATGAGTGGAAGCAGAAAGCAGAACTTGCAGAAAAGGATTACAGTGCAAAACTGGCAGAACGCGAGAAAAATGATCTGTTAAAAGAAGCCTGTGAGAGTATCAAGTTTTCTTCTGAATCAGCAAAGAAAGCAATTATGGCGGACATTGCTGCCAGTGTGTCAGTAAAAGACGGCAAGTTAATTGGATTCAATGATTTACTGGAAGATGCTAAAAAGAAAGATGCAAGTGCTTTTGTAAATGAAGAGCAGCAGCATCTTGAGCAGAACAAAGCAAAATTTACAGCCCAGCAGAAGAACAATACTGGGGAGACATTAACAAAAGACCAGATCATGGCTATGAAGGACCCGTCAGAGCGTCAGAGAGCCATTAAGGAAAATATTGGTCTGTTTCAGAAGGGAGAATGATTATGCCAGCAGAAAATAATTTAATTATGACAACCGATATGACGGATGCGCAGATCCGCGAACTTGATTTTGTTACCAGATTCAACTATTCGGTTGCAAAACTGATCGAAGCACTTGGAATCACCAGAAAGATTCCTAAAGAAGCTGGAACGGTGTTAAAGACCTATAAGGCAGAGGGGACATTAGAGAATGGAGTTGTTGCAGAGGGAGAGACAATCCCGTTATCTAAATACAAGATCAAGGCAATTACCTACAAAGAGATCACGCTTAAGAAATGGAGAAAAGCAACCACAGCGGAATCCATTACAACCTATGGATTCAATCAGGCGGTAAACATGACAACAGATGAAATGCTCCGTGATGTTCAGCGCGGCATCCGATCCAATTTCTTTACATTCCTTGGAACAGGAACCCAGAAAACTTCGGGTGCAAATCTGAAAAAGGTACTTGCGACGAATATGGGAAAATTACTGAATCTGTTTGATACAGATGATGTGGCAGCCGTACATTTTGTGAATCCTGCTACAGTGTACGATTACCTTGGAGATCAGGAAATCACGACACAGACAGCATTCGGGATGACTTATGTACAGAATTTTCTTGGCTACGGTACTTTATTCATGAACTCTTCCATGCCGGAAGGAGCAGTATACTCTACCATATCCGACAATGTGGTTCTGTATTACATTGCGGTAAACGGCGCAGATCTTGGAGAGGCATTCAATTTCACATCGGACGATACCGGATATATTGGTATTCATGAAGTTGCAGACTATGACAATCTTACCTGCAAAGATACTGTAGTGTCCGGCATTGAGTTGTTTGCAGAAAAGATGGATGGTGTGATTGTCGGCACAGTGCAGCCTGCATCGGACCATTCTGTAACAACAGAATCTATTCCAGTAGTGACAGCAGTGGAAGCACCAGCAGATCATGTATATACAGAAGAGAAACTGGATGCTCTGAAAGTTGACCAGATCAAGGGACTTGCGGCATTTAAGGGATACACCATCACCAAAACTGTAAAAGCCGAGATCATCGAGGAGTTTTTGGCGGCACAGCAGGCATAAAGAAAGGGGATTTCTGATGGGATATACCACATTTGAGTTTTACACAAATTCATATTTTGGGGATTCTATCAAGGAATCCCTTTTCCCCAAGTGGGAAGATAAAGCATCTATGAAGTTGGATCAGCTGACCTATGGGAACATCAACGATGATACCCGAACAGAATTTGACGAACGGATTCAGAAAGTCACCTGTGCACTTGCAGATCTGCTCTATCAGATAGATTTCAAGACCAGTCATGCCAGTGACGAAAAAGGCGGCAATGTCAAGTCAATGTCTTCTGGTGGGCGGTCAATCAGCTTTGGTACAAATGAGACACTTATTGATAAGGTGCTGGGGGATAAGGTAGCGCAGAACCGGTTGTGTTATGACACGGTGTGTGAATACTTATCCGGCACCGGATTGTTATACGCGGGGTATGAATGATGGGATTTTTTGATAACAAAACAGTTACTCTTTTCAATCGCTCATTCAACGCGGAAACCGAAGAGGAAACATATTATCCGACTTTGCTTGAAGGTGTAGACCTTGTGGAAACCAAGGGAGCAAATGTCTCCAAGAGCGGCATGGACAGTGCAGATGCGGCAAAGCTGTTTGTATGTATTGCCGATGTTGGCAAAACGATAAAGCCTTATCTTCCCCCGAAAGAGTGGAAAGCACTGCCGGAGGAAGAAAAGCCAAACTACATCACATTTACACCGGCAGAGGACTTCTTTATCAAGGGAGATCATACAGATTTAGAACTGCCGGAAGAAGGCGCACTTGAATGGGTGCAGGACAATTACGACGATTGCTACAAAGTGACAACCATTGATAAATACGAGGACATTCTTCCCCATTTTGAAATAGGGGGCGTGTAAATGGAAGAGAAGGAAAAACTTACCATACAGGATGCAGAGAACGCACAGAAAGGTGTTCTTGCACTTGCTATGGCTTATCCGGATTATCCTGCATTATTCAAGGCAGACAACAAAACGATAAGATGGAACTCTGTCAATACAGACAGGTCTATCGGGTTATTCCCGATGCAGGGAGCGGTATATCTGAAAAAGTATGTCAGTGGCAGTTATGTGGCACAGATGCCATTTCAGATGGTTTATAAATGTGCACCAACTACCAATAAGGCAAGCATTGAAGCACAGGAAATGTTAAACAATCTTGCTGCATGGATGGAAGAGAGCGGGATCGAATTCAAGGACCCGCATCTGACATTGCAGTCAATCGCAAGGACTTCCCCAGTGTTTGGCAGTGAACAGGATGATAAAACGGTTATGTATGCTGTGAATATGCAGCTTAAATATTTTTATAAAAAGTAGGGAAGAGAGGATAAGAAGTCATGAAGAAAAGTGCATTCATTATGAATACGAATTTACAGTTTTTCGCAGAAGATCGTACAAATATGGTTTCTCTGCTTGATATTGGTACACTCATCGGAAGCACAGCCAAGATCGTAGAGATGGGCGATGGCTACAAAGAGATCACAGAGGACTGGGGACCGAATACTGAGTCAACCCAGTACGTCAATATGAAAAATGCAAACAATACGGTAAAGGGATATGAGTTTTCCACAACACCGGAGCGTGATTATATGTCTGACGATATGCAGACTGCAATCGATACGATGTTCAAGTTATTTCCGACAGGGAAACAGTGTGAGACATATTATTACAGATATTACAAAACAGACATTACAAAAGGCACAGGCGATTGTATCCGCGTACCTGTCACTGTATGTCCGTCAAGTACTGGTGGATCTGGCGGTGACACACTGACATCTTCCATTCAGATCAACGGCAATGGAGCAGTAGAACTTGGAACAATCACAATTGGTTCAGATGGCGCATTCACATGGGCGCCGAAAGTATCCAATACATCTGGAAAATAATAAGCGGTGTTAATTACAAATTAGCATAATCGGGTGGGTTTCTTTTAGTCCTGCCCGATTTCTGAAAGGATGGTAATTTATGGAAGAATTAGTATTAGACAGTGGTGTCAGAAAAATTGCAATTAAAAATGAGGACGGGGATGTCGTTACCGTGTTGAGCATCAATGTCGCAGATGCCGACACAGCCGAGCGATTCGGACAGGTCATCAACAAACTGGAAAGAATCTCCGAGAACTGTGAGAAAGAGGCGGCAGCATGGAAGAAAGAACATGCACAGGATGAGGTAGATTCTGACAACGTTGATGTTGAGTCGGTTTTACAGGCAAACAGAATCCGGGTGAAGTACCTGAAACAGATTGCAGCAGAGATCGACGGTCTGTTCGGGGAAGACACAGTAAAAAACGTGTATGGAGATTTCACGCCGGATGAGACGGCACTGGTGGAATTTGTCGAGAAGATCATCCCGGTCATGAATAAACTCTTCGGCAAGCGTTACGAGATGACCAGAAAACGCTATAACTCCAGCAGAAAAGGAGCACGGGCATGATTAACGTCATGCTCGATCCTTTGCCGGATGAATGGAACGGATACAAGGTCAATACATCATTCCGGATCGGTATCCAGGTATTCCTTGTGCAGTATGACAAAGAACTGAATGAGTATGAGAAGAGTGATGCACTGATCTATCTGCTGTTCGACGAACGGGAACACCCGGACGGGGATGATCTTCGTCAGTGTGTAGAGTGGTTTCTAAATGGCTGGTTCCATGACAAGCCGGGATCATCAAAGGATAACCGCAGGCTGGTAGATTACGACATTGACCAGTGGCGTATCTATGCAGATTTCCGGCAGATATATGGGATTGATCTCTCCTTGGATGATATGCACTGGTGGATGTTCAATGGTCTGCTCTGGAATATGCCTTATAAACAGTCATCATTCCAACAGGTCATAGAGATTCGCAGGAAGAAAATCACATCCAAGATGGGAAAAGAAGAGAGACAGGCGATCAAGGAAGCACAGGAAATGTATGCATTAGAGCAGCCGGAAGAAAAGAAAGAGTATACCGAGGATGAGAAAACAAAGATTGACGAATACGATCAGATGATGGCAGAGATCAAGGCAAAGAAGAAAGCAGAAAAGGAACTTGGATTAGTTTAGGGAGTGAGGATTGCATATGGCTGGTGGATATGATGGAGAAATCAGAATAAGGACATTAATTGAAAATGGAGATGCATCCAGCAGCCTGTTGCAGTTGGAGTCACGGTTTCAGAAACTGACGCGGGAATCACAGCGTCTTACCGATCAGATGCGGCAGATGGAGCGGCAGAAGATTCCAACAGACCAGTATAAGGATTTGCAGAATACTTTTGATTCGCTTGTCGCAAATGGACGTCAGTTATCGGAGAAATTAAAAAACACAGAAAAATATGTTCCAACGAGAGCGTATAAAGAAGCAGAGGCGGCACTTGATCGCGTCAGTGGCAGACAAGCGCAATTAAATCATCGGATGCAGGAATGGGTGACACTTGGGCGTAATACAGATTCTGTTTCGTATAGAAAAATGCAAATGGAAATGGCTGATTGCGAAAGGGAGTCAGACAGACTTATAGATGCTTTAAACCGGATGGAAGAAGCTGGGCAGGATCGCCAAATAAATGATAAATGGAAAGATTTGAAAAATCAGATGCGACAGGTAGGACAGGAAGCCGCACAGATACGCGCTGAAATGATGCGTATGGAAAATGAAAATGCAGCTTATATTGATCCACGAAATACAGAAGAGTATCAGCGTCTGGCGGCAAGATTGCGTGAGGTAAATGAACAATTAGATATCATGAACCAGAGAATTCGCGAGGTTGTGGATCGTGAGGGTGAAATGGACACAAGTGCCGGAGGGCGTTTTGGAAATATCCAGGGTGCCGTGCAGCAGGTAAATGGGGCAATCGAGAAATTTATAAAACGTGTAAAGAAAATTGCATTGACTATATTAGTGTTTCAATTTGTATCAAAGGCATTTCGAACAATGATCGAAGGGATTAAAACAGGTATTCAGAATTATGCAAGATATTCTGAACAGTTTAATCAGAAGATGTCAGAAATGAAATCAGCTACGCTGAATTTAAAAAATTCTATTGGAGCTGCGGCGATACCGATTGTTAATGCGTTAGCTCCAGCATTAACAGTTTTATGCAGTTGGCTGACGAAGGCGATAAATCTTTTTAATAAGTTTATATCTGCGTTATCGGGGAAGAAAACGTGGACTCGAGCGAAAGAACAACAGGTAGATTATGCAGCGTCTCTTGATAATACTGCCAATGCTGCAAAAAAAGCAAAGGGAGCATTGCAGGGATTTGATGAATTAAATGTGATTAACTCCAATGATTCCGGCAGCAGTGGAGATGGTTCTGGCGGCTCCGGTGGGGGAGTTGATTATGAGGAGGTTCCACTGACCGAAAAGGATTTTGCGTGGATTGAAAAAATAAAGAAAATTTTTGAATCCATACTACCTGTCGTGGTAGCGATCGGAGCGGCATTATTAGCGTGGAAGATTGCTAGTTTTCTTTCGGATTTAATGAAAGTGCATCCGATTCTCGGAACTATATTATCTATATTGGCAATCATTGCAGGATTGGCACTGGCGATTTACAGTTATTTCCATATGTGGAATGAAGGTGTCGATTGGCAAGGATTAATTGGCTATATTTTGGGAGTATCGCTTGCTTTTGGCGGTTTGTATGCGCTGTTCGGCCCTCTTGTTGCGGGTATATTTTTAATCATAGCATCTGCGGCGGGACTTATATTAGCGCTTAAGGATATCAGTGAAAATGGATTGAATGCAAAAAATGCATCGTTATTATTGGTATCTGCAATAGGGCTATGCGCAGGTGTTTTTATGGTATTTGGAACAACGGCAGCATTTGTCGTTGCTGGATTGCTGTTGATTTCTGCCGGAATTGCAGATGTTATTCAAAAAGGTGTTACGTTGAAAAACGGACTTTTAATAGTTGCTGGTGTATTTTTATCAGTTTCTGCAGTTGCCGGTGCTGTTATTGGAGCAATAGCGGCATTGGTGGCAGGATTAGTGCTTGCTGTTATAGCAGATTGGGAAAATTTCAAGAAAACAGTATGGGAACCGATGAAGAAGTGGTTCGCCGAATTATGGAGTGATTTTACCCAAATAACTAATGGATTCAAAAAGATGTTAGATGGACTCACGTTATTTGTAAATGGAGTTTTTTCTGGCGATTGGAAAAAGGCATGGGAAGGAATCAAAGAAACGTTCGGTGGTGCATGGGACGGTATTGTTGGCTTGTTAAAAGCGTCTGCGAATTTAATTATTGGAATTTTGAACACTGTATATAATTTTGTTTGTGGTGTTGTTAATGCAATTATAAATGGAATTAACAAGATTAGTTTTACAACGCCTGATTGGCTAAATTATTTGCATGAAGGTTGGGGCGGACAGAGTTTTGGTGGATTCAATTTACAGCCTATTCAACCAATAAATATTCCGTATCTTGCCAACGGCGGTATCACAACCGGCAGTACTCTCGCAAACATCGGAGAAGCCGGACGCGAAGCAGTACTTCCGCTCGAAAATAACCTGTCTTACATGAAGCCGCTTGCAGAAATGATCGCAAGTGAGATGAAAGGTGTGCAGACAGTGCGGATCGTAGCAGATGAAGGCAAGATTTTCAAAATTGTAAAAGAAGAAGCAAATGATTATTACCGGAGAACCGGAAATCCGGCATTTGACTTTTAGGAGAGGAGCGTATAAATGGCATACAGCGGATTTTTAATAAAAGTAGGCAATTACACAGTTCCTTTCCGGTATATAGAGGCAAAGAAGTATAAATGTGGGATCAAGGGACAGGATCTTGATTCTTACCGGGATGCGAACGGGATACTGCACCGGGAGGCATTGAGCAACGTCTCGATTAAAACAGAATGGGAAACGCCGGGAGATATAGATGAGAAAGCGTTGCGTGCACTGATGGATAACATCAGATCCCAATATTCCCATGCAATCGAAAAGAAATCGCTTGTTACCGCATGGATGCCGGAAATCGGTAATTATGTAACGATGTACTGCTATATGCCCGACGTGGAGTATCAGATAGATTATGCAGATGAATGGACGGTCCAGTATGGATCATTCCGGCTGGCATTTATCGGATATGGAGGTGTAATTGGATGATTGATTTTAAATATGCTGATTTATTTAAACAGAATAGCGTTGATATTCAGCTTGAGATTATTTCTGATGATGGAAAAATCCATATCACAAACACTGAATTTCATGAGGAAGAGTTTGAATTAACGGAAAGCCTGTGTTCACAGTCTGAATTGACTTTTGGTGCCATTGAAGCCGGATCTGTAAAATTCAAGGTTTCAAATATTTTTCTTCCAATGAAAGGAAAATGGCTGACCGCCAGAATGACGATCGGCGGGCACACAGATCAGCCTTTTTTAATAGGAAGATTCAAAGGTTATTCAGATACACCGACTGCTGACAGAAAATACCGAGATGTGGTTGCATATGATGCCCTTTATGACATTTTAAATGCAGATGTGGCAGCATGGTACAACACTGTCTTTCCATCCCATAAAGAGCAGCAGACAGACAAAGACGGGAATAAAACGACTGTTACAGTTTATGATCCGGTCACAATGAAACAGTTCCGGAACAGCTTTTTTAAGCACTTCGGGATTGAGCAGGCTGACATTATACTGGTTAATGACGGCATGTCTATTGAAAAAACAGTTGCAGTCACGGCATCCAGCGAGACAAGTTCTGATACAGAGGAATCGAGCACCATAGGCGAATCTATGAGCGGCAAGGAAGTGTTGTCCTGTATTTGTGAGATCAATGGCTGTATGGGGCATATGGGGCGCGACGGGAAGTTTCATTATATTTATCTGGAACAGGAGATACAGGGACTTTATCCGAGAAACGATCTTTATCCGGCAGATGATTTGTTCCCAAGAGATCCGAAAAGCAACCGTATCGGGAAGGATTTATATATAACGGCTGAGTATGAAGATTTTCTTGTTAAAACAATCAATAAGTTACAGATCCGGGAGCAGAAGAATGATATCGGTGTGATTGTGGGTACTGGAGACAATGCTTATGTGATCGAGGATAATTTTCTTGTCTATGGTAAAGGAACGAAAGAATTAAAAGGCATTGCAAACAATGTTCTTTCAAAGATCAGGGGGATTGTTTATCGCCCGTTTACGGCAGACTGCAAAGGAAATCCGTGCCTTGAGGTCGGGGATGCAGTGCGGCTGCCGACCAGATATGAACTGATCGAGTCCTATATTCTGAAAAGAACTCTGAAAGGCATACAGGCTTTGCGTGATGATTTGGAAGCGGATGGGGAAGAGTACCGGACAAACGGGGCGAACGGAATACAGAAAAGTATTTTAAAGCTCAAAGGCAAGAGCAATGTGTTGGAGCGAACCATCGAAAAGACACAGAGCACGATCGAGAATAAAGAAGAACAACTGATATCACGGATCACACAGACAGCCGATACAATTCGGACCGAAGTGAAGAACACAAAAGAAGGTCTGGAATCGTCCATAAATCAGACGGCCAGCGAAATAAAGATGACGGTTGCCGGTTCGGAAGATGTGTGGGATACGACAGGGTATACGATAGCAATTACATCCTACGGTGCGCCGGATTCAATTTTGGATTCAAAAGGTAATAAAGTTTATCCGGCCGATAAGTATAAAAACAAATATTATTTGGATCAGAAAACAGGATATCTGTATTTATCAGGCGGGACCTCGTGGAAAAAGGTAGCTGAATTACAAAAAGTTTCAAAAAAATTGGAAGCATCCATCAAAGTGGAACGGGACAGAATCACAAGTCTTGTTAGTGAAACAACGGATGGTAGCAACCCTGATTCGCTTAAATCACAGATCACGCAGACTGCGAAAGAGATCCGTTCGGAAGTTACAGCTTCGCAAACAATTTGGGATACCGGCGGGAAAAAGGTTAGCTATCAGGGATATACAGATCCAGATGAAAAATATCCGGCAAGCGAAAAATATAATGGTAAGTATTATTTAAATCAGCAAAATGGATATCTGTATCAGTGTATTGAAGTAGTACTGAACAATCCTGATGGAAATCAAACGATAATAAAACATCAATGGAATGGACCAATAAAATGCAAAAAGCTATCAGTAAGTGCGTCCAGTGTTATTTCTCAGACAGCAAATGAAATTAGTTCCAAAGTGTCGAAAGATAGTGTTGTTTCAGAAATCAACCAGTCAGCCGAGGGTATCAAAATTAAAGCAAAACTGCTTGAATTAAAAGGTTCTATGGAAATGACCGGGGGATATATGCATATTCAAACGGAAGAGTCTGTAGAAAACCTTATTGAATTTAAACGCAGTGGAACACTTGTACAGATGGGAACGGATGGATTTCGAACAGTGGAAGGGACGCTTGAAAGTCCTGTTCATAAATGTACGGTTCAATATAATCAGGTTTCATTGCATAAAGGCGCAAACGATAATGACCACATGATGATCCATTTAGACGGAGATACCGGAGTAGGTGGATTCAGAGGTGGAGTAATTAATGGATCTGACAAAAGAATAAAAAACACAATTTTAGATTTAAGCAAAAAGCAATCATCTGAGTTTATTTATTCTTTAAGAGCAAAATCGTATCGTTATAATTTCGAAAAGGATGGATTTCATCATGGCTTTATAGCACAGGATGTTTTGGAAAGTGTGGAAGAAGGATGGAATATTTGCCCTCAAATTTTCTCAAACGGTAACGGAGAAAAGTATTACGGACTGAATTATACAGAGCTGATCGCTGATCTGGTTGCCACAGTGCAGTTGCAGCATGACGAGATAGAACAGTTAAAGGAAAAGGTGAGTAATTTATGATAAATGTAAAAATTCGTGAATTTGAAAATGACATTATCAATTATGTAAATTTGTGCGAGGATGTTCCAATCGAAGCTAAGTACCTGGTGTTTAAGGATATTCTGCAGCAAATCAAGGAAGAGGCAAACAGGCAGGTTACAGTAGAGCGGGAACAAATGAAGCTTGCAAAGGAAAAGGAGAGTGAGGAACATGAATAAAGCGCATAGTGATATTAATTGGGAGGATTATCCGAGTGATGAAACGCCGCTTAATGAAAGAAATCTCAACAAAATGGATAGTGCCATTGATGTCATTGATGATCGTGTAATCACTCTTGATACCACAAAAGCCACAAAAGCAGAGGTAGCAACTCTTGTTGCAGACGTGACCTTTGAGGAATCGACCGGAATCATTACGATCACAAAAAAGAACGGTTCTAAGATTGCAATCGATACACAGATGGAGAAGATCGCTGTCAACTTCACATACAATTCAACTACACAGCAGATTATCCTGACGCTGATTGATGGAACAAAACAGTACATAGATCTGTCAGCATTGATTACGCAGTATGAATTTCTTGATTCTGATACAGTGGCATTTTATATCGATTCATCCGGCAAGGTGTCGGCAATCGTGAAAGAGGGAAGCATTGAGGAAAAGCATTTAGAACCAAATTATCTTGCCAAGATTAAGGTTGAGGCGGCAAAAGCCGAATTGAGCCAGAAAGCGGCAGCAACGTCTGAAGCCAATGCCAAAGCAAGTGAGGATGCCGCAAAAGCCAGTGAAACAGCTGCAAAAAAATCAGAGGACAATGCCAAGGCGTCCGAGACAGCGGCAGCGAAGTCAGCTACGGCGGCAGCGGCATCCGAAAGCAACGCAAAAGTCAGTGAGACATCCGCCAGTGAATCATCCGCCACAGCCACGGAGAAAGCATCGTCCGCCAGTCAGTCAGCTGATACAGCAGCCGAAAAAGCAGATATTGCAACTCAAAAGGCTGCGGAGATCATCGGTAAAGCGGAATCTGCAGAAGAAAGTGCAACCAAGGCACAGAGTTATGCTGTTGGTGGTACAGGAAGCAGAGAGGGCGAGGATTCTGACAATGCCAAGTATTACTATCAGCAGGCAAAAGATGTATCCGAAGCTATTAAAGGTGGATTGCAGCCACACGGAACAGTTGCATTTGCAGATCTTCCGGCACTTGCGGATGTTAGCACAGGGTGGATGTTCAATATTTCAGACGAATTTACCACCACGGATGACTTTAAAGAGGGAGCAGGGAATGTAATTCCTGCCGGTGCCAATATTTATAAAACATCAGATGAAAAGTGGGACGTGCTTGCCGGAACTCCGGTAACTGGAATTAAAGGTGTCAACGAAGATTCTTTTCGTCGTGGAAATGTAGTGCTTACGGCAAAAGATGTTGGCGCAGTGTCAACCGGGGGAGATACAGCAGAGAATACCACAGCATTTACGGCAGCATCCGCAAGAGAAAATCTCAAAAGCAGTGAATCCCATGCGACTCTGTTCGGAAAGATTGTAAAGTGGTTTTCTGATCTGAAAGAAGTTGCATTTACCGGAAAAATCCCATGGTCTGACGTGACAGGTAAACCGAGTACATACGCACCATCCAGCCATACGCATGATGAACGATATTATACAGAAAGTGAAGTTGATTCTATATATTCTGGTATTATGCAGAATCTTATCAGCGGAGACGAAAATGTGACGACAAAATTATCAAAAAACATTGCAAATGGAGATGCGACGCTTGATAACAGAATAACAGCAGTTGCCAACGCATTAAAAGGATATCTTCCGTTGTCAGGCGGAACGTTAACGGGAAGTTTAGATATTGCATCTGGAAAATATATCCATGGAACACATACAAACGGAACAATTCTTGACATTCTGGGATTAAATAAGAACAATAACTGCCATGTCGGGAATAATACAACTCCGACGTTTCTTCATGGAGCGGGGTATCAATTAGATATATCTGGAGCATTCATTTGTCCGAATGTATCGAACCAGATGTCATGCGGAACAAAAAATAAATTATGGACAACTGTTTTTTCAAAAACAGGCGCTATTAATACCTCTGATCGTACAAAAAAACATAATATTATCGATTTAACGGAAGCGTATGAGCAGCTGTTTTTAAAATTAAAACCGAAGTCATTTATTTTTAACGATGGCGACCGTGTACATATTGGTGCTATCTCGCAGGATGTCGAAGATGCCATGCATGAGCTTGGAATGTCGGCAGAGGAGTTTGCAGGATTTTGTAAGGATATTCGGTATGATTATCGGGAATATAATGATGACGGAACACCTGTAGAATCTTCAAAAATTCCATGTAAAGACGAAGATGGAAATATCATTTATGATTACGCATTGCGGTATCAGGAATTTATCTTTCTAACTGTTTACATGGTGCAGAAACTTTGGAACCGTGTGGAAATATTAGAAAAAGAAAATGCAGAGATGAGAGATCAGATTAAATCAATGCAGCAGGATATTGCAGAATTGAAAAAAATAAGAGCCTAAGAGCCGATTACATGACCATGCGTTGTGTAGCCGGCTCTTTTAAATAACAAGCCTTCGGGCAGAAAGAGAGGAAAATTTTATGAAATTTGACAAAATCAACATGATCTATGGATTGATCGCAACAATCGGGGCGGCACTATTCGGCGAGTACTGGTTTTTATTTGCCGGATTCCTGATCCTAAATGTGATTGACTATGCAACCGGGTATTGCAAGGCAAGATTCTATAAAAAGAATGAGTCGAGTGCCATCGGAGCAAAGGGCATCTTTAAAAAGGTGTGGTACTGGGTGGTGATCGGACTTGCTTTTTTCATATCAAATTGTTTTGTAACAATGGGCGAGGTCATAGACGTACAGCTTGACTTTGTACTGCTGTTCGGGTGGTTTACCCTTGCTACATATTTGATAAATGAAATCCGGAGCATCTTAGAAAATCTGGTAGAAATGAATGTGAAGGTACCGCAGTTTTTGATTGCAGGACTGGATATTACACAGAAATTGTTAGACAGCAAAACAGAGATTAAAGAAAGCGAGGTAGAAGTTAATGGCAAATAGAAAAATTGGACAGGCTGGTCTGAATCTTATCAAACAGTTTGAGGGCTGTCGGCTTACAGCCTATCAGTGTTCTGCAGGTGTGTGGACAATCGGGTACGGTCACACTGCCGGAGTATATAAAGGGATGAAAATCACACAGGCACAGGCAGATGCATTTTTAAAGCAGGACATAGCAAAGTTTGAAAAGTATATCAACAATCCGTCCTATGTCCCATTTACGGACAAACTTAACCAGAACCAGTTTGATGCTCTGGTCAGCTTTGCTTTCAATCTGGGACAGGGCAATGTGAAAAAACTGTGTACGGGCAGAACAATGAATCAGATCCCGTCTGCAATGCAGCAGTACTGTAAGGCTGCCGGTAAAACATTACCAGGATTACAGCGGAGAAGAAAAGCCGAAGCAGCTCTCTATAATAAGAAAGTAGAGGATTGCACTGGTGCAACTGCAGTAAAGGAAAGTGAGGACTATAACATGAAGACAATTAAAAAAGGCAGTAAAGGTAACGCAGTAAAGGTATGGCAGATCATCATCGGTACGACGCCAGACGGCAATTTTGGCAGCGGAACAGAGAACGCAACAAAGACCTGGCAGAAGAATTATGGACTGACGGCGGATGGAATTGTTGGAAAGAACTCGTGGAAAACAGGGTTAGAGTCGTTATAAAAGATTGATCACTGCGGGAGTGGATGGTAAGGTCTATATTGAGTGATAAAGTGGTAAAACAAATTTTGTCATGAAATTTGTCACGAAAAGTTCAAAGTGGCGCAAATGCTGACATTATGAGTCTTAATTTAATGGGTTCGACTCCCGTC